ATTCTCAGTCCTTTTGTTTTTTATTTATTATATAAAGATATAGAGAAGAAGTCAAATAAAAATGAGTATAAGTTCAAAATAAGCACATATAATTTATAAATTGATAAATTTAGGGGGATGAACATGAGAAATACTAAAATTGTTTTGTTTGAATTAATGCTTTGTTTATTAGTGATATATGGAATTTTTATTTTAAATAAAAAAGCAAATGAAAAAAATGAAATGCAAAATACTCAAAATGAAATTATTACTGAAGTACAAGAGATAACTGAAAAAGATGAACATGAATTAGAAAATCAAGAGACGAATATTGAAAATGAAGGTTTTGAAGAACAAGGTTTAATTGCATACGAAGGTTCTGAAAAAACTCCTAATGTAGAACTTGGGAAATATACAGGTCTTACATATTATTCTCAAATTGACAATAGATGGAAAAATTATTTATATACATCTGTAGGAAATCAAACACAAACAATAGGCAGAAGTGGATGTGGACCAACAGCTGGAGCAATGATTGTATCTAGTATAAAAGGAAGTATAAATCCAAAAGAAATGGCTGATTTGTACGTAAAATACGGTTATAGAAGTGCAAACCAAGGAACATATTGGTCAGCCTTCAAATGGACAGCTGATGTATTTAATATAGGCTATAGTGAATGTTATAAATTAGATGATGCAATTGCAAAAATAAAAGATAATAATTATGTAATAGCAAGTTGCAATCAAGGTTTATTTACATATGGTGGACATTTTGTTGTTTTGATAGGAATAGATGGAGATTATATAAAAATTTTTGACCCATACTTATATGAAGGAAAATTTTCAACAAGCAGCCGTATTGGAAAGGCCAAAGTAAGTGGGAACACAGTTTATGTATCAATAGAAAATTTTAGAGAGTATGCTAATTATCAAAAATTTTTCTGCTTCAAAAATGATAGAGTAACTAATAATACAGATAATTCAGGAAATTCTAATAATACAAGTAACGATGGAAATAGTGCTAATTATCAAGTTAAAATAACTGCAAATGGAGGTTTAAATATTAGAACAGGAGCTAGTACATCAAGTAATAGAATAGGTGGTTATAATCAAAACGAAATAGTTACAATTTTAGAAGAAAAAAATGGATGGGGAAGAACAAATAGAGGTTGGATTTATTTAACATATACCAGTAAAGATATTGCTGGAAATAATATATCAAATACTGTTGGAAATTCTGTAAAACTGTCAAGAGATTGTAATTTATATAGTAATAGTAATTTAACTGGTGTTAGGTATCAATACAGAGCAAATACTACTGTAACGATATTAGAAAATGTGTCTAGAAATGTTGACAAAATAAGGGTTAATGCAACTGGTAGAGTTGCTTATATAGATAAGGCAAATTATAAGACTGGTAATTCTAATGATAACAGAAATAATGTAGGAAGTGTCAGAAAAACTAAAAGTTGTGTGTTATATTCTAATTCGAATTTGAGTGGTGTAAGATATCAGTATAAAGCTAATACTACTGTTACTATATTGCAACATGTGAATTCTTATGTTGATAAGGTTAGAGTTAATGTTACTGGTAGAGTGGCTTATATTGATGTTAGAAGTTATAGATAATTATAATAAAAAAAGTGAGATTTTAAAAATCTCACATGTTGGCTGGACTGGCTAGATTATAGTATTATATAAGTATTGATATAAGTAGGGTTCAAGAGATTAGCTTCGTTTTTTAATGCAATTTTAATGCAATTAAGGTTAAGATATTTTTTCTTCCAATAAGTTGTACTTATTTTTTATTATTTTCAATGCATTATTTAAAAGTTTTTTGTCTAAGTCATCCAGAGTAGAAGTGTTAAGTAATTTTGAAAATTTGTTTAATTCCATTAATATTATTTCATCTTGAGATAAATCTAAATAGTTTAGATTGTTTTCTTTATTATATTCATAACTTCTCTCGCTATATTTATTTTTATACTCTGAAAAAGCATCAAAATAGGTATTAAGGGTTACCTCTATATCTTTATGACCTAGTAAATCTTTTAACACTTCAGCAGGTGTTCCAGATTCTATTTTTCTTGTAGCAAAAGAGTGCCTTAAAACATATTGTGTTTCTTCAAAACCTTTTCCTATATTATATTTTTCACAATATCTTTTAAATGAACTATTAGAAGCAGATACAGAGAAAAAATCATCTCTAGAATCATCCCAAAATAGTAAATTATATTTGTTATCACAACTTCGGCTAAGAGCTTCTTTTAAAATAGCTTCTGAGTCGGCATTCATATCTAAATATCTATCACCAGAATAAGTTTTTGTTCTATCTCCTAAAATTATATTTCCATCTTTTGAATGGCTTAAAGATACTCTAATGTGTATTTTTTTATTTTGAAAGTCTATATCTTCATCTTTATTTAGTGCATAAGCTTCACCTGGTCTAAGTCCTAATACAAGCATTAAAAGCCAACCGTATTTATATTTATTATCAGTCTTCTTTATAAAAGTAGTAAATTTTTGTTGCTGAGAAATAGTAAAAGCACGTACTTTTTCTGTTTTAACTTTTGATTTCGGTTTTTTAAATTCATCTTTATCATCTAAAGGATTAATAGATAATATTTTTTTTCTTACACATTTTATAAAAGTAGCATTTAATAAACCATAATCTTTTCCAATTACAGATTCAGAATACATAGTCATATAATTTAGATATGAATGCAAATCTTGGTCTGTAACTTCTTGAACTGGCTTTAGCATAAAGCTATGTTTTTTCAATCTATTTAATTTTGATAAATTTGCAATATAAGAATTATCATTAGTAATGTTTTTATTGTGTCTATCGTTAACAATATTTTCAGCTATTTCATATAAAGTTATTTTTGTTTTATCTAAAAGTAAGTTATCATTAATTTTATTTAGCATTTCTAGATTTTTTATTGCAGCATCTTTTTTCTTTTTTGCATATTGTGGAGCAGTTCTAGTTCCATCTTTTTTTGTTGCTTGACTAGCACTTCTCTTGTAAATATAATATCTGTCACAATATTTTAAACAATTAGTACACTTTTGGCATTTATCACATAATTTTCTGCAATCTTCTCTATTATTGCATAATTGCCTATTAGTACAATTTTTGCATATTTCACACATTTCTAAGTTTGTATTATCTTTTTTTACTTTTTGTATAAATTCATAAATAGAGCCTTCTCCATTTGCTCTTCTTCCTTTCATAATAAAAGTACCTCCATTTTTCTTTAATTTATTTTTAATAAACTATTGAAAATGGAGGTATTTTACTATATAATAAAAATACATTCACTTTCAATAGTGATTGTGTCAGGGAAAATAAATGTATCAGGTCGTGGTAAATTTGATAACATCTATTTTCCTTTTTTTATTTTTTATTAAAATTTCTAATTGATTTTTCTACTACACCTATTATTTGAATTGGCAATTCTTTAATGTCTTCTTCAGAATAAATACGAGGTGGGTAGTAAGGGTTAACAGCTTTTAATTCGATTCCAGTATTTCCTTTATATACTTTTTTTATGGTAGCCTCATTACCATTAATAAGTACAACACAGTTATCACCATTTTTAAATTCTTCTTGTTTATGTACTATTACAGTATCGCCATCATCAAAAAGTGGTGTCATACTATCACCAACTACATTTAAAGCATAGTAATTTTCTTTGTCAGTTCCATCTACTTTAAAAGCAATATAATCAATAACATTTTCTTGTGCTAAATAATCGTATCCTGCTTTGACTGTTCCTAAAATAGGAATTTTTACAGTATCAATATCAATCAAAGGAATAGCACCTATTTTTTTAAACATTTTGTTTTTTTCGTCTTCAACCAAATCTATATATCCTGCTTTTATATATAAATCTAAATAATCAACTCCATATACGGGAGCTAACTTTTTTAAAACTACAGCACTAGCTCTACGATGTCCATTTTCTACGAGAGATAAGTAGCTATTTGAAACTTTTGATAATTCATAAACTTCTCTAGTTGATAGTCCTTTGTTTTCTCGTAGTCTCTTTAAATATGAACCCATTTCTTTAGGTGACATTTCCATAATAATTCCTCCGTTCTTAAATATTATAACATTTGTGATTACTTTTGTAAAGTTTTTTGAAAAAATTTATAAAAAAGTGTTGACAAATGAAATCTATATGATATAATGCTTTCAAATGAAAACAGAAAGGAGATAAAAAATGGCAAATAGAACTATAATGTTGAAAGATACAGAAGTATTTAAAAATATTATAACCAAAGAGGGATTTTCTTACAGACAACTAGCAAAAGAAGCCAAGTGCTCACAAACTCAAATTAGTTTAATAGTTAATGGAGAAAGAAATCCTAGTCCAGAATTAGCTGTTAATATTTGTAGAATACTTAATAGACAATTTGATGATATTTTTTTTATCAATACTGATTTCAAAAGAAATCAAAAATAACCACGACCTGATACTAAAAAAGAAAGGAGGAGAAAGATGAATGTAAAAAAGGAAGTAACAATGAATTGGAATGAAGCACCTGACACAATAACACCAGAAATTTATGCACAAATTAGAGGAAGATCAATACAATGGGCAAGAGACAAGTTTAATGAAAAGAATTTCCCAAGACTTGATGGAAAATTACTAATAGCAGATAAAACAGCAGTAAAGCTCTATGATTTAGGAATTAATCCAAAACAAAATCAAAAGGCAAGTGTGGATTATTTAATTTTATTGGAATTACGAAAGTTAAATGAAAGGAAGTGAAAACAAATGAAAAGAAGTTGGAAAGATTTTAGACTAGACAAAAACAAAGTCTATGCAAAAATTGGACAAGCAGTAGTATACAGCACATTATATATAAGTGCAGTAGCATTTATAGTTTGGGCTTTTTGTCAAAATACTATTTATTAGGAGGAAAACAAATGGAAAAAACAAGACCAAGAGGGACAGACAATGCAAAAGTAATAAAAGTTATACAAACAAAATCTTTAATTGGGAGAGGAACACCAAAAGACCCAGCAAGATATGTTTATCAATACTGGGATTTTAAAGGAAAGCTATTAGCAAGTTGCGACACATTAGATGATGTTATTGATTAGAAGATTTCTTTTGAGACATTTTGTTATCAGCAATATTAGAAATTTCTAAAAATAATTGTTCTTCATCATGACGAGTAATATACCATTTATCAATTAGTAATTCAATAAGCTTTAACAATTTTTCTGCTTCGCCAGAGTCAACTTCAACAATGGTATTTATATCACTTTCCATGTGGGCACCAATGTTACCTATTTTTCGTACAGAATCGATTGCTTTCCATTGAGAAGAAGTAACTTTATTCTGTAATTCATTAATAGCATCAGCAAGTTTAGATTTTTTAATATTCCAAAAATCTCTAATCATACCTTGCAGACATCTACGAGAAAGAGTTGCAGAAGCTTTTGGACTCAAATTTACTATTGAATAGGCTTCTTCGTAATCATCACGAATTGCCTTTGGAATATAATCAGGATATTGTTTGGCAGAAGATGTTGGGTTTACTAATACACGAAATGTTTTTTTAAATCCTTTACCTAAACTTGATGCGATAACACTGATATTTTCACATTCAGGACATTTATACATATCTATTGATATACAATCAGTAGTAGTGAAGTAACCACCACCATTCATATTGAAACCATGACCTATCTCATGAGAAAAAGAAGGGTAACTAACATGATGAGTATCATCTGTAACAGGCAATGTTATTCCACAAAATGGACAATTATAACTAGACATAAAAATACACCTCACTTTCGAGGGTATTATACAATAATTTACAAAATTTTACAAGAAAGGAGTTGAAAGAAAATGTTAACAAGAAAAGATAGAAAAATAAAAAATCAAGAGGCAAAGATAGAAAACAGAAACATATTAATTGCAGATTTGCAAAAGAAAAATGAAGAACTATCAAATGAAAATATAGCAGTATATGAAGAAAACAAAGACTTAAGATTTGAAAATGAAGAACAAAGAGAATTGATAGACAGAATAAAAAGAATAGCAACTTCAAATGCATACAACAATGAAAAAGCTATTTTAGGAAAAATAAAAGAACTAATTTCAGACAGCGAATCACAAAATTAGTTCATAACATAAACTTATATAAATTCATATCTATTTTAGTATATCACTAAATCTTAGATATGTCAAAAGGAGAACAAAAATGTTAGAAAATAGAATGGTCGAAGATGACTATGTAGAAACAAATAATGATTATGACAGCTATCTAGAATATTTACTAGAAAAAGATGATGAACAATATGAAGATGAAATATATGAAAGGTTGAGTGAAGAATAATGCAAGATTTAAGTTTATATCAAATAACAAATGCATTTCCAATACTGATAGCACAGGAGGAAATGACAGAAGAAGATAAAAAGAAAGTAGAAAAAGAATTAATAGAATTATTGCAACAAAAAAGCCAAAATTTGATTGGTTATACAAGAAATATAGAATTAACTATTGAAGCAATGAAAAACGAAGAAAAACGAATTTCGGAGCAAAGAAAGACATTAGAAAATAGACTTACAAAATTTAAAGAGTACGTTAAAGAGTGTATGGAACAAGGTGGTTTTACAAAACTAGAAACACCATTAGGAACATTAAGCATAGCAAAGAACCCACCTAGTGTAGAAATTATAAACGAAGATGAAATTCCTATCGAATACAAAACAGAAATTGTAACAGTTAAAGTAGATAAAACAGCAATAAAAAATAATTTTACTAAAACAGGAGAAATACCAGCAGGAGTTAATATAAATACACAAAATACAAGTTTAAGAATAAAGTAGGGGGAATAAAAAATGAGTAATGAAATAAATGCTTTAAGCATTATAGATACAGTAGAAATAGATAATATAGCCAATACAATGGCAAAAATACAACAAATGCAAAATGTTGTTCAAAAGACTTTAAAAAAAGGTCATGATTTTGGAGAAGTACCAGGAACAAGTAAACCAACATTATTAAAACCAGGAGGGGAAAAAATTTGTATGTTATTTGGATTAAATCCAGAATATGAATTTTTACAAACAACAGAGGACTATGACAAAGAGTTTTTCTCATACAATATCAGATGTACGTTATTTAGAAATGGACAACCAGTTGCACAAGGTGTTGGAAGCTGTAATAGTAAAGAGAAGAAGTATAGATTTATAAACGTTGATGAAATACCAGAGAATTATATAGGACAAAGTGAACAAATTACAGATAAATATGGAAGAACAAAATATAAAATAAACAATCCAGATATATGTAGTTTAGTAAATACAATATTAAAAATGGCTAAAAAAAGAGCATTTATAGATGCAGTTTTACAAGTTGCTAGCTTAAGTGAAGTATTTACACAAGATGTTGAAGATATGGGAGATTTTATACAACAAGAACAAGATGCAACATTAACTATAGAACAAGCTAAAAATCTTAAATTAAGTTTTGGAAAATATAAAGGAACATCATTAATAGAGTTAGCTCATAAAGATGGAAACTATTGTGACTGGCTATATAATAATGAAAAAACTGACCCTATTATAAAAAAAGCATTAATGATGATATTAGATGATGTAAATAAACAAAGTTCAGAAATGATACAAGAAGAAAATCAAGAGAATATAGAAGAACAAAAGTAGGTGGTTAAATGCAAACTACAGGAACATTAGAAGAAATAAACATAGATTATAAGACAGGAAAACCAAAAATAAGCTTTCTAATTGATGGAAAGGACAAGTTATCAGACATAGAACAGTTAAAAGGCTTAAAACTTAAAATAGAAGCAAAGAGATTTAGAAAGAAAAGAACAACTAATGCCAATAATTATTTTTGGAAACTTTTGCAAGAATTATGTGAGGAAGAAGAAATAGACACAATAGAAGAATATAAAAAAAGAGTAAAGGAACTTGGAATATTTAGAAGATTTAGAATAGAGACAGAGAATATCAAAACATTTGAAAAAATGTGGGTAGCACAAGGAATAGCTTGGTTCTGTGAGATAGCAGATACAACATATATAGGAAGTACAGAATTTAAAATAATAAATGCATATTATGGTTCAAGTTCTTTTAATTCAAAGCAAATGTCAAGATTAATAGATGGAGTAGTTCAAGATTGTAAAGCTTATGGAATAGAAACAAAATCAGATGCAGAAATAGAAAGTTTATTGAAAGAGTGGGACAAGAAATGAAACGATATTCAATATTAAATAATTTAGATAGATGTTTCTTTTGTGGTAGACCAGCAGAGTGCACTCATGAGGTGTACTTTGGCTCAGCAAATAGGCAAATTTCAATCGAAAATGGATTTTGTGTGGGTTTATGCCACAAAGAACATAATATGTCAAACAACTCTGTACATTACAATAGAGAAATGGATTTAGAGTTAAAAAGAGTATATCAAAAAGAATATGAAAAAAATCATACAAGAGAAGAATTTATAAAGTTAATAGGAAAAAGTTATTTAGATTAGACAACAGGGCAATGACAAAAACGTTGCCCTTATATTGTACGAAAGGAGAAAACAATGAAAGACCCAGCATTTTTATTTTATAGTAGTGACTTCTTATCTGGAACAATGTTAATGACAGATGAAGAAATAGGGCAATATATAAAGCTACTATGTTTACAACATCAAAAAGGGCATCTGAAAGAAAAAGATATGTTGAATATATGTAAAACATATAATGAAGATATTTTTTCTAAATTTATAAAGGATGAAGAGGGTAATTATTATAATGAAAGATTAGAATATGAAGCTAATAAAAGAAAAGCATATTCTGAAAGTAGAAGAAATAACAGAAAGAAAAAAGATGAAAAGCAAACATATAAAGAAGATATGAAAAACATATGTAATTCATATGAAGAACATATGGAAAATGAAAATATAAATGAAAATATAAATATAACTTTAAATAAAAATAATAGAAAAAAGGGTTCTAAGGGGAAGAAGGAAGAAGAAAAAATACACTTTGCGGAATTTGTATCTATGACCAATGCTGAGTATGAAAAACTAGTTAGCACTTATGGAAAAGAATTTGCAGACCAATGTATTAAAAAGTTAGATGATTATAAAGGTTCTTCTGGAAAGACATACAAAAGTGATTATAGAGCAATAGGAAGTTGGGTAGTAGATGAAATAAAGAAAAAACAATATAGCAACAACACCAAAAACGGAATAAACGATTTTAAACAGTTATGGGAGGAGGCAAAATTAGAAGATGAACAGAACGGAAACAATTCAAGTAATAACACTTTTGGCTGGTAATTATGACAGTATAGCAAAAAAAGATAATACACAAAAGCAATTAATGATAAGTACATGGCAAGAGTGTTTAGGAGACTTAGATTATAGATTAGTGTTAGAAGCAGTAAAAAAGACAATGATAACAAGCCCATATCCTCCAACAATTGCAGATATAAGAAAAAATGCTATCAGTTTGGTAACACCAGAAGCAGTAACGGCAATTGAAGCATGGAATGAAGCTTATAAAATGATATGTCGTGGACTTTATATGACAGAAGAAGAATTTGAAAAAGCCAATCCAGTAATTAAAAAATTTTTTAGAAATGTAGGACAAGTAAAAGAAATTGCACAAATGGATATATCAACGGTAAATAGTGTTATAAAAGGACAATTTTTAAAGCAATATGAAGTAATAGTAAATAGAGAAATAGAAGAAAAACTAATGCCTCAAAGTATGCAAGATTTTACAAAGCAATTGATAGAAAAAATGGATATTAAACAAATAGGAGAGTGATGAACAAATGAATAGAAATATAAAAAAGACAGTTTATAAAATATTAGAGAAAGATAAATTAGCAAGAGAAGATGATTGGTATTTAATACAACAAACATTAATTGAGATGTTACCATGCAACGCTGGAACAGCATTCGGACAAGTGCTACAAGGAATGAAAATAAATGGAATAAGTTTTGAAGCGATAACAAGACAGAGAAGAAAGTTTTTAGAAGAGAACCCACAGTTAAAAGGACAAAAAGTAGAAGAGATTAGAAGACAAGAGGAAGAAGAATATTATTTAGAATATGCAAATCATATTCCAAGAATTGATTAGGAGGAAATTATGCAAGAAAAATGTAGTAAATGTAATAGTGAAGAACTATTTGTAGAAATACAAGGAAATAGAAGAGGCTTGTATTGTGGTAAATGTGGAAAATGGCAAAAATGGATTACAAAACAAGAATTACAAATAGCAAAGTTTAAAGGATATAAAATTTTAGGAGGTAGTTATGATAATAGTAAGCCAAGATAAAGAAGAAATAATAAATTTAGATAATATTCAAAGACTATTTATAGATGCAGACTATATTAGTACAGTAATTTATGCAGAATGTATAGAAGATGACATTTCTATAGGAACGTATAAAACAGAAGAAAGAGCAAAAGAAGTATTACAAGAAATTGCACAAAAATATTCAAGCTATTTGAAATTAGAAGGTGGACCAGCAATCTTACAAGGGCAAATGGATATACAACCTAATATATTTAATATTCCAAAAGTTTTTGAAATGCCAGAGGACTAGCTTATGAAATATAATTATCCACCGTTAGAACGGTAAATGTGTAAAATGTGGTCGGATGTATGAGATTAGAAGAACCAAATTTTAAAGGTACAAATGACTGTAATTATGCAGAAGACCATATAAAAGAAATAAAAAATAGTTTAGGAATACAGGAGAAAATATGGAAGTAGAAGACTTATTAAAATATATGCATAAATTTTTTACAAGTATAGACCAAGAGATTAATGATATATCACAAGAATTAAGCAATGTGGATTTAGAACAACAAGATATATTACATTATATTGAAAATAATAACTTGAATGCTTCAGGATATGCAAAGGTTGGAAAATTATTAAAAGAAATTAGATTAAAAAGAAGAAATATCAAAAATGACTTAGACAAATTAAATGCTATAAGAGATAACTTAACAAGAAAATATAATAATAAATTTATTGAAAAAGACATAATTGGGGCAATTAAAGGTATTGAAGCAATAGAAAATAGAAACGGAAAATATAATAACAGAACTAAGATATTAGATAGATTGGAGGCAAAAGATGAACAAAATAGAAATACCATTTAGGCTACCATCATTGAATCAGTACATAAACGAATGCAGAAGAAACAAGTATGCTGGAGCTAATATGAAAAAGAATGTTGAAAAAGATATTGGCTGGTATATAAACTTATTACCTGAATATAAAAATCCAATTAAAATTCATTTTATATGGGTAGAAGAAAACAAGAGAAGAGACTTAGACAATGTATGTTTTGCTAAAAAATTTATATTGGATAGTATGGTAAAAGCAGGTAAATTAAAAGATGACAACAGAAATTTTGTAAAAGGATTTAGAGATGATTTTGAGTACGGAAAATCAAGTAAAGTTATTTTAGAAATAGAAGAAATTAAATGAAAGGAAGATAATAGATGATAGAAGTAAACGATTATATAAGAACAAAAAATGGAGTTATTGGAAAAGTTATAAAAGTATTAAGTAACAGAGTGTTTTTAGATAATTTAGGGTATGCAGTACTAATAAAGGATATATTAAAACACAGTAAACAACTAATAGACTTAATACAAAACAAAGATATTTTAAAAGTTAGAATTGATAAAACGATAATGTTTTTTGGAATAGATGAAAGCACATCAGACACTAAATACAAGGAAATAATAAAAAGTATTGAAAATGGAGAATGTGAATTACTAGAAATATTAACACATCAACAGTTTGAGGCTAATTGCTATAAAGTAGGAGGAGAAGAATAATGAACTTAAAAGAAGCTATTAAAATACACAATGAATTATGTAACAAAGAAGAAATAAAAAAATATTGTGAAGCACTGCATATAGTATGTGAAAAAATGCAAAATTGCAAACCTAAAAAAGAATATTATAAGTCATCTATAATTAATGATTATTATATAGAACATCCTTATATGGAATTAACAATAAGTAATGGAAAAGCTGTTTATAGAAGGCATAAATATAGTTGTTCAAGTGAATCTAAAGATAAAAAAACAGGGAGTAATTATTGTTTGAGTCTTTGTAGATGTAATAGAGAGAAGATAGAAAAATTTATAGAAAGAGAAATAGCAAATGATAATTTAAAAGTAGGAGGAGAAAATGAGTGTTAAAGGAAAAGTAAAAAAGCTAAATAAGAAAATAGAAAATTTACAGGAAGAATTACAAACTTATCAATTATCTAATAGTAGATTAAGAAATAAGAATGACAGGTTAAAAACAGAATTAGAAGGACAAAAAGCAGATAATCAATATGCAGAACAATTAGAAAACATACTTAAGTTTGCAATAACTAATCAAATTGGAAGTATGAGAGGTGGAATGCAAATAGAAAGATACGGAATAGATAAAATGCAAGATTTAAGACTAAGTATAGATTATCAACCAGAATTTAACAGTTACATAATTAGAGTTAATTATTAGGAGGAGAATAGATATGTTAAAAACATTAATAGGCAAAAGAGTAACAACTTTTGATGGACATAGTGGAATAGTAATAAAACATTTTAAACCAACAGGAAGAGATATGACAGTACATATAAAACAAGATGATGGACAAATATGGTATTGCCCTGAAAACAATATTGTAGAAGTAAAGGAGTAACTATGAGTGAAGAAGAAAAAATGAAAATGGCAATATATTTTGCTAAACAAGGAATTGATTTAGAAGATATTGAAAGAATAGTAGAGGAGTTAGCTGAATTACTACACCCCACTATCGACTTGGCAATAAAAAATAAAAAGATATTAGATAAATATTTTGAGAGGAGTAAATAAGATATGTTTAATACTTATAATGCAGGAAATACAAATTTAAAAATAAATGCTTGTAGTGGTGGAATATATAAAACATATAAAGAGAGTTGGTTTTCATATTTAAGGTTAGATAGTTCGGCGATGAGAACAATGTTTAGAGGTTATATATACGAATCAGATGAAAATGTATATTATCAAAATGTAATAATACTTCAAATGATTTTAACAAGCAAAGAAGACTATGTTATAGCAGAATTAATAAATAAAGAAGATTTTGAAAAATATTTTGAGGGAGTAAATAAGATATGAGTATAAGTGTAGATATAGAAAAATTAAATTATAAAGAATTTGTCGATAAATTAATGAAAAATCCCAAAATAAACAATAAAGACTTATTAGAAAAAATAATATTAGAATTTGGAAACAAAGTTGGAGAAGAATTAGTTATATTACACAATGAACTTTGGGAAGATGGAATTTGCACATGGAATATGTTTGCAATGATACAAGAAATATTTGAATTAGAAGATGATGAATATATAAGTGATGTTTTTTATGAATTACGAAAAGATTTAATAAGTTACAAAGAGATAGATGATGCATATGAAAATTTAGGACTAGAGAGGAGTGATACATAGTGAAAGAAAATAGTATAGAAATATCAACTGATATAGATTATGGAACTATACCATTAAGAAAAAGAGGAAAATCAATGTTAAAAATAGGAAATATGAAATTGGGTGGCACAGATATAAAAATAGAAGTTTCTACAAAATTTAATTGGTTGCAAAAGAAGTTATGGAAATATTTATTGAATATTGACATTGAAGATATTAAGGAGGTTAATGGTGGAAAATAGTATAGAAGAAGATATAGAAATATTAGATTTGTGTAGAGAATATACAATTAAATTGTTAGAGCTCCAAAAGGTAAAA